CCGTAGACCAAGTCTCCACCGTAGTATTCCGATCCATTTGCGACCCAGAGGCGTCCTTTTCCGTAAGCCATTGGCCCACCAACTGGAACTTCTTCACCTGTTGCTCTCCGTAAAGTAGAGCCGTTGTATAAGTAAGGCTGATTCTGAACATCCTGAATAATCAACCAGTCCTCAGCTTGTTGAAAGTAAACGTGCTCGACGCTTGGGTTGTTAGTGGCCAGCTGATAGCCGAAAAAGGCTGGCCCCAAGAACGGCCCAGCGTCGGTTCCTGGAGAAAATGTGGTGAAAGTCGTTAAAGTCGGAACGGTTTGAACGACAAAGTCTCCAAAGAATCCAGCTGGAGCCGTAGCTCCTGGAACCTCTGGTAACCGAACAACCATGCCGGCAGAAAGCCCATGAGGCGCACCAGTTACATAGGTCGCGACATTAGAAGTGCGACCCCGAGTAAAAACGAAAAACTGCGAGGCGACTGGGGTAATATCGTTTACTTTGAATCCGTCGTTGATGTCGATCTGGAATACTTTGCCTCCGATCGACGCAAAAATGAAGGGCTCTTGATTGTCGGAAACGTATGTCCCGCACCCCTGAAACAACCCCTCTTTGAACGCTAATTCCACCGCAGCGTTGTAGTAGCCGCCGTTGTAGAGAACGGTTGGATCAGCAAACTTCAGCAGCTTGGTCCAAATCCCCGGCCGAGCTTTCGGAAATCCTCCGCGCACCGTCGTGTTCACCGCCCATGCTAGCTGGTTCGGTTGAATGAGTGAGGGCGAAAAACCGCTGTCCACCCCACCTTCAGCGGTGAGGAGGCCGTCTACTATGCGATTTTTTTCTGCGACCATGACGCTTGAACCGATTGAAGGGCCACAGCAGGATTCCCGCAAGATGAATGAGAGCGCAGATTACCTGTCTATACCGTGGCGTACTAAAGACCGCTTTCTCATCGAGGCTGAAATGGTTCGTCGTGGCGGTTACATAATGTCCGGTGGCGTCAAGTACGGATGCGGGAAATATCATCACTTCAAAGCGGCCATGACGGCGCTTTGGCCTCACTTCGATTGGCACATCTGGTCTGACCTGCTGATTAAGACTTTCGCGGAAAATCAAGAGGTTGGAATCATGGGCCCAGGATCATCTGGTAAGACCTACACCTCCGCAGCTTTCGGGCTTTGCACGTTCTACATCTACCCGACTGGCACCTCAATCATCATGTCTTCAACGACGCGTGAGGGTCTCCAGCTGCGAATCTGGGGCTCTATCAAGGAGTTGCACAACAAGGCCAAGGCCCGCCGGGAATGGCTTCCTGGGCGCGTTATCGAGAGCCGGTTCATCCTGACTAGTTCTGACCAAGAAGCTGAAGCGCAGGACTTCCGCGACGGAATCATTGGCGTGGCCTGTAAGGTTGGTGGCACGTTCGTTGGTCTCTCAAACTACGTCGGTCTCAAGAATGATCGAGTGATGTTGATCGCAGACGAGGCGTCTCTGATGAGCCGTGGGTTCCTAGATTCAGTCGCTAACCTTCGCAAGAATCCTGAGTTCAAGCTGATCGCGATGGGGAATCCCAAGGACCGCAACGACGCGCTCGGGGTTGTCTGTGAGCCGCACTCTACGATGGGCGGCTGGGAAGGCATTGAATACCTTGAGCAGACACGCACCTGGAGAACGCGGGCTCCAGGAGGGGTTGCTGTTCAGCTGTGCGGGTACGACACGCCAAACGCGAAGTTCCCGAAAGGCACCAATCCGTACCGAGGCATCATCACGCCGGAGCAAATTCAGGCGGACTTGGATTACTACGGCCGAGACTCGTTGCAGTTCTCGATGATGAACCTCGGGCTGCTGCCCCGAGACGGCGGTACACGGCGCGTGGTGACCATGTCGTTGTGCGAGCAGAATCAGGCGTTCGATGAAATTATTTGGCAGGGCGCCGACAAGATCACACGAATTATCGGGATCGACGCGGCGTACTCAGGCATCGGTGGTGACCGATGCGTTATGACCGACCTTCAGTACGGCCCGGACGGCACTGGGCGCATCGTGCTAGCATTTGCTGAGGCCCCGATCGTAATCCCTGTGACGGCCGTCAAAGCGCAGCAGGCGGAGGAGCAGATTGCCGAGTACGTGCTCCTGTACTGCAAGCAACGCAACATCCCACCTAATCAAGTGGGATTCGATTCCACCGGACGCGGCACGCTGATGTCTGCGTTTGCCCGCCTGTGGTCGCCCGAGGTGGTTCCGATCGAGTTCGGCGGTCGCCCGACAGATCGCCCTGTTCGGAAAGGTGATCCGAAGACCGAGCGGGAAGCCTACGGCAAGATGGTCACGGCCCTTTGGTACTCGTCGCGCCTGTTGATTGAATCGAAGCAGCTAAGGAAACTTCCCCGGGAAGTCGCCGAGGAAGGGTCGATGCGCGAATGGGGTATTGCCCGGACTGGTTTGATTGACGTGGAGCCCAAGCACAAAACCAAGGAACGCATGGGCCGATCCCCTGATTTATGGGACTCTTTCGTGGTCGCGCTCGAAATGGCTCGCAGAACGGGATTTGAGATTGCAGGCGGGCAGGGGGTTGGTATTGTCAAGCGACAGACACCAAAGTGGCTGACACGTCTGTCAGATAAGCGTCGCACGATGGATACTGAACATTCGCTAACCTATTCCTAACCTTATGGCATCATTTAACAAAGTCATCCTGATCGGAAACCTTACTCGCGACCCCGAACTCAAGACGCTTCCTAAGGGGACCACCGTCTGTAATTTGAGCTTGGCCGTGAATCGCCGCTGGAAAACCGAAGCCGGCGAAGAGAAGGAGGATGTTTACTTTGCTGAGTGCAAAGCGTTCGGGAAGCAGGCCGATACGATTGGTCAGTACGTCAAGAAAGGCCACCCGCTGTTGGTCGAAGGGCGCCTGACCCGGGAAGAGTGGGACGACAAGAAGAGTGGCGAGAAACGGTCTACCACGCGGATTATGATCGAAACCTTCCAGTTCCTTAAGGGACGTGATGAAGGTGACGCGCCGGCTCCGAGGGCTCAGGCCCCGGCCGCTCCGAAGCCTGATCTCGACGCCGATGATCTGCCGTTCTAAAAATTAGACCGCATGAATTACAGCACGTTTCCAAACGGTGGATGGCAGTTCTACGAACCTACAACCAAATGGACCGCGCCAAACCCGATGAATTACGATTTTCATTCGATGGCGCGATTGATTCAGCAGCACAGGATTGCCAATCACCTTCCATCGTCATTTGAACAAGCGGTTAGTGATTTGGAAGCCTACACAAAAGCTCGTTTTCCCCAGCAAACAACAACTCAATCCACTCAAACCAATGCTCAACCAAGGGTATCAGGCTGTCGCTCGTGCGGTGGAAAGGGTTAAAAATACGGCGCAAGGGGTAAGGATTCTTGCGGAATGGCTGGGCGATGGCGGTATTCCCGTTGATCGCTCAGTAGCGCAGCATCGTCTTGATACGTGTCTGCACTGCCTGCACAACAAACCCACCAAGCCAGATGCAATCGAGAAGACTGTCGCTGAGGTTATCATTGAGCAGGAGCAGCTGCGCCACGACATGGCTATGATCCTTCAAGGTGAGTCTAATGCTGGCACCTGCGAAGTCTGCGGCTGCTATCTTAAACTCAAGGTCTGGGTGCCACTGAGTTATCTAGGCGATCGTAAAATGCCCGATATATGCTGGATTTCGCAGGAACGAAAAGCAATCTGAGATCAATATGAGTTTCAAAGAACCAAGTAAAGTTTGGAATGTAGTCAGCGCAATGCTTGAGGCTGAACAGCCTCGTTCTCGCAATCGAGCACGCATCAACGCTACCTTTAACGGTAATCCTCCATACAGCGAAGAGGAAGCTCGTGACAACAAGATCCAGACAAACGTCAACTTCCTGGAAGGTACGCGCATCATTCATGCGGCACGCCAGCAGTTTACGAACGCGTTCCTGAAGCCTCAGAATTACTTTTCTGTGGGCCTCGATACCGGCCCCCGGGATAAGCGCACTGAGTGGGGTAACATCATTACCAAGCAGTTGAACCGCGTGATGAAGCGGTCTCCGAAGTATTCCACGGTCTTGGAATCTCAGTTTGCCGCGACGGTTCTGCACGGTATCGGGCCGGTGACCTGGCTACGTGATCGTGAATGGTGCCCGTCGGCTCGTGGAACCGAAGACATTTTGGTTCCTACGAACACGCTGACCACGATGGAGAATATGTCGCACTTCGCGATCTACACCTCCTTCACAGCTGCGGACCTAATCAGGATGACTCGCGGTGAGAACGTCGATCCCGGCTGGAACCTGAAGCTGGTGAACGAACTGCTGGCCGCGATGATTCAGCGCGAGGCTACGAGTCTCCAGGTGAACGATTGGTCCGGCCAATACTTCCCTGAAAAGATTGAGGAAGACTTCAAGGAGAACTCTGGTTACTGGGGCTCCGATGC